TCTGCTACTGCACTGCCAGCGCCTTGTATAAAGTCCGAAGCACTTTCATAAATATCTTCGACACCATGTTTAAACTTATCCAGTAAAGATTCATCTTTTTTCTCACTATTTAATGGACCACACATTGCTCCTTCTTCAATTGAACTACCATTTCTTAGCGGTCTTCAAGTTAGAACATCTAATACAAACAATTATGTGGGTTTAGATAATCAGTTTATACGTCTCATAGAAAGTGGTGTCGTTCGTCTGTATGTCGGTTATCATAGACGATCGGATGGAGATGTATAACCAACTATTGTTCTAGGAGGAGACAATACTCTTAGCGGTGTTCTAGGTGCTTTGCAAGTGACTCAAATGAGAGCAGGATTCTCTGATGCTAGTACAAATATCAGACTAGTAGATGAGGTAATAAATGGAGTAACCTATAAATCTGTATTTTTGGAAATGCAAAGAAGTGGAATCAGTGTATTACATGCTAACGATTTCCAAGTTCTCTACTCTGGAAATGGAAAATGGCATTTCAGACGCGGTAAAACTAGTTCATACAGTTCATCATTAACAATATCTGATAATGGTTCGGATGCTGATTTAGTAATGCCGAACGTAACAATGCGAAACAGTAGAGTTACGGGCTATACAGGAGTTGTTCAGTTTTTAACTCCGAATATTGTTGGTGATGGATGGGGAGGAGTGCAAGCTCATATAATAGCTCTATCTTTACGAGAATACAAATCAAATATTCGCGATGTACCGTTTTCTGCTTTAGAGAAAGTTAGAAATGCTAAGATTAGGGAGTTTAATTATAAGGGTGATACGAATTTACTTTATGAAATGAGGGAGAACAAAGATCCTAATGATCCTCCTTTAACAACGAAAGACATCAAACAATATTACGGTCTTATTGTTGATGAATCGGATGATGTCTTTGTTGATAAAGATAAAACAGGTACTCACTTGTATTCTATGACATCATTAACGATGAGAGCAGTTCAAGAACTAGATGAAAAACATGATCAAGATATAGCAGTATTAAAAGGACAATTAGAAGCAAAAGATGTAGAGATAGCAGCAATGAATAATCGAGTAGCATCTTTAGAAGCTTTAGTTCAAAGTTTAATCGATAAAGGAAGCCAAATAGAAGCGTCACCGACAACAGAGCAGCAATAGCTGGTCTTTTTTATTTTGTAAAGGAGTGAAACGATGCAAGAAATTATCGAGTTAAAGCAAGAAATCCAACAAATTAAATCAGATCAAAAAGATATGCAACGTGATATCCGCAGCTTAGAAACTCGTACTACTGTCAATGAGAACGACATCGTGAATATAAACAAGCAGCTTGAAAAAATCAGTGCCAATACAACCTGGATTCTCCGCATCATAATCGGTGCGATTGTAACAGCACTTATTGGATTACTCTTGAAAGGAGGTGTATAAGATATGCCACTTACAAAAGAAAATATTTTAAAACGTTTGCGCAACTGGAAAACATGGGTTGCGCTTTTTTCATGCTTTGGATTAATTTTATCAGTCTTTGGAATGACCGGATTCGAAGGTAATTTGGATAAGGTTGAAAAGGCTGTTTATTTATTTGGGATTGCTTTGGGTATTTGGACAGACCACGAAGAAAAAGGAGAAGATGCTTAATGAAAAAATCAATTAAACTAGCTTCCTCTGTATTTATGACTCTATTGCTCCTGTTGAGTTTTGCTACAGGGGCTTTTGCTGATAGAACGCTTATTATTCCCGATTTACCGAAACAGCCGTACCGTTATGGAGTAGGGGCTTACGAGGGCGTTGTGGCGCATAGCACAGCGACTCCAGAAGCTCCGGCTATTAATATTCAAAAATATGAAACTCGTACATGGAGAAATGCCTTCGTACACTATGCAGTCGATTGGAACGAAACAATCCAAATTGCCGATACAAAATACATTGCTTATGGCGGTGGACCTGGTGCGAATAAACGTTTTGTACACGTAGAGTTATGCGAGACGGCAGATTATGATAAATTCAAACGCTCATATGATAAATATGTGAAGTTACTAGCTAAGATTTTACGTGACCGCGGTTTATCTGTAGAAAAAGGATTATGGACTCACTATGATGTGACGAAGTATTTGGGTGGTACTGACCACGAAGATACGCTTGATTACTTGCGCAGTCATGGTGTATCAGAAGCTCAATTCCGTGCAGATGTGAAGCGTGCATACAATAATGCTAATGTTGAAGTTTCTGTTCCTGAGCAACCATCTAAACCAGCAGAAGTACCAACTGCAAATGTTGAAGGAGTTGTATACATTCAAGGTAATAATATAAATCTGCGTAAAGGCCCAGATGCAAGCTATTCCGTTATTCGTCAACTAAACAAACCGGAAGCATACCAAGTTTGGGGCGAGAAAGATGGATGGCTAAACCTCGGTGGGAATCAATGGGTTTATAACAATCCTTCTTACATCAAATTTGAGAAGAAAGAGCTAGTTAATCCGGTTGTAGGTAAGCGCGTTGTCGCTAAAGTGGACAACCTACGTTTCTATGATTCTGCTTCATGGGCAGATAAAGATGTTGCTGGTACCTTAGATGCAGGATTAGGATTTGCAATTGATGCCAAAGTAACTGTAAATGGTTCAACTCAGTACAAAGTACACAACAGCAAAGGTAAAACATACTATATAACAGCAAATGAAGCTTATGTATATGTAAAGTAATATGAAAAGCCGGTCCCTATTAATGAAGTGCACCTCCGATTGTTAGACTGTGTCTAACAATCGGGGTGCACTTCACTATGTGAAATGCACTTCCAATTGTTAATTGTGTCTAACAATTGGGGGGCACTTCCCTATGAGTCGGCCTTTTTTATTTATGAAGCTTTATTCTCATTTAACATAGTTCCATACTGTACAGCTTTATTTGCATTCACTCTACCATTCTTCCAATAGGTTCCTGTTCCGGAGATTTTATCAGATGTGGCTTCAATAATTTGACGAATTTGTACGTTAGTGTAGCCTTGATTTGCTAATAATCCTGCAACTCCTGCCACCTGTGGGGTTGCCATAGATGTACCACTTAATGATCGGTACGTGCTGCCTTTATACGTAGAGTAGATACTCGAACCAGGAGCTGCTACATCCACCTAGCTTCCATAATTTGAGAAATAAGATTTTTGGTCATTTTGATCTGTAGATGCAACTGCAATTACTTCATTGTAATAAGCAGGATAATTTGGTCTTGTATTTCCATCATTTCCTGCAGCTGCAACTATCACAGCGCCTTTATTCCAAGCGTATTGAATGGCTTGTTGCAATGCAGTTCCTCCACTAGAAGCTCCTAAACTTAAGCTAATGACTTTTGCTCCAGCATCGGCAGATTCTCTGATACCTTTTGCTACAGCATCAAGAGTCCCACTTCCTTGACTATCAAGTACTCGGACTGCATATATAGAGGATTGTGGAGCAACTCCTGCAATTCCAATATTATTGTTTGTAAGAGCACCTGCAATACCCGCACAGTGTGTACCATGACCATTTCCATCATCTGATTGACTATCATTATCTACATAATCGTGGCCGTATATAACTTTAGAGGATAAATCAGGATGATTACCTTGTACACCGGTATCGACAATAGCGATTTTGACAGCAGGAGCACTTCTCTGTGCATCCCATGCCTGAGGTGCTTGGATTTTTAGTAGCCCATATTGATTACTAAAATAGGGATCATTAGGAGTCCAAAATGCATGAAAATAATAGTTTGGCTCTGCATATTCTACATCAGGATTATTCTTATAAATTTTTATTTTATCTTTGACAGTACCTTTAGTAAATTTAATAACTTCAAACTTCAAGACATCATCTTTTGATACAACGTCAGCTCCTACTGATTTATGAAATTCTTGAGTTTTACTAAGAGACGTATTGTCTTTAAATTTTACAATAATTTGGTTCGGAACATATTCCTTGGATAAGGAGTCTGCATTCGATACAGAGGGGTTATAAAGGATGCAACCAAAAACCAAAGATAACACAAGTAAAAAAACACCAATTTTACTTTTCAATAGAAAATTCCTCCCTATTATTTTATCTTTGTTGATGCACATTTCTTTTCAACTATATAGTTAGGTCAAGCGATGTATGATTAGTTTTGAAATTTCAGAAAATTCCCTCTAATAAAGCGAGCTATTAATGCAGAAGTTGTCCAAAGGATATTTCAATTACCAAGATGGTATTTTAAAGATAAATTTTAAAAGAAATCATGGTTTGGAATTATTTTCATTTCAAAAAGGTGTTTGGAAAAGTAAAGAAAGAATAAGAAAGTAACAGTGAACGGTTCGCCACAATACAAAGTACACAATAGCAAAGGACAGACATACTATGTAACTGCAAACGAAGCCTTTGTATATGTGAAGTAGGAGTTACAAAAGAGCACTCACTAATTTGATATGATCCCCTTATAGT